TCATTACCTTCATCAGTAACTTGTTGAAGCGTTGGAGTTGTACCTGTATTAACTAATTCCCAAACTGCTGCATCTTCTGTTGGGTCTGTACAAAGATAAACATCACCATTATCTAAAATCCATCTTGTGTTTTGAACAAAACCTTTAGTTACATCATCTGTTGCAGTTGGTGTATATGTAAGATTATGTGATACTTCACGTATAATAGTACCACCATCATTCATTATGTAAAGTCTACCAGCTTCCCATTTATGCTCAAATCCAACACCACATATTTGTGAAATACCTTTAGCACCACCATTTCCAGCATCAATAGTTCCTTTTTTAAGCATTGAACCATTATCTAAAATAATAGCATCACCATTTGAAATACTTATGTTTTCACCACCTGTTACATTTCCGTAATCTAAAGTTTGTGCTAATGTTTGTGTTCCACCACCGCCACCTGTTACTTTATTTATGTTTACTGTAATTAAATTATCAACTACATTAATAGTAACTTCTTCAATAGTTTCACCTACGTTTATATCTATAATATCACTCATTATCTTGTTACATCGTTTTTAATTAGAAAATTACCACTTATGTAAGTCTTAACAGTTCCATCACCAAACTCAATTTCTATATCATATAAATAATTAAAAGCACAAATATCAATTATCTGCTCATTAATCTTAAATAAACCATTTGCATCATCTGTAATTGTTAAACCAGCATTAGCAATTGAAGTTAAAGATAAAACAGGAATACCACCATATTCTTTTCTTAACTGCATTCTAATAATAGCATCTTCTAAACTATATGGTGCATCGTTTAATAGTAACTCAAAAGTTACTTCTTCAAATGTGTCTCCTTTAATGCTTTGAAAATTTAATCCCATCTTTAGTTTTGTTTTCTATTTTTTTTAAAAATATTTCTAACTTTTTAACGTTAGCTTGTTTTGGTTTATATTTATTTATCATAAAACCCAACCTGTAAAATAAGCATCTTTATCAGGGTACATATCACCATTTGAATTGGCATTATATTCTGGAAAAGAAACTTGGTTAAAACTCATATAATCAATAAATCTATTTGTATAATGTTGTGCAATATCCCTTGCTTTTTCAATTAAGAAATCAACTTCATTCTTTTCAACATTTGTAGCATTTTCTGATGTATGCTTATAGATACCTTTTCCAGCAATAGTAATTGCCAAGAATGGTAATGCTTCAACCATAGACCAGTGTATTACCATAGGTTTGATATACTTGCTTAAAAGCGTTGTATATGGTTCACTTAAATCATCATTTACAATATCATCATTTAGTTTATTAAATAATTGTGTTCCTAAATACGTTTGTATATGTGTATCTTGTGCAATCTTTACAAATTGAACAAATTTATCTGTATCAATATTACCGTTTAATGCAGTAAATTTTACAATATCATCTCTCGTAACAAATAGTGCTTGCATATCCTTAATTTGTAAATCCCATTTTATCCCAATATTCTTGTGTAAAACCTTTTGTTGGCATATCTGCTGGTTTCATAGCAACTTCTTTTTCATTTCTAATTCTATAACCATACTTTTCAGCAGTAGCAGAACTAATATTTTTTGCTTTTGGATTTGTTGGGTCAATTTTAACACCTTCAAAGTTTGCATAAGTTCTACGAAGCCATTTATGGAGGCATCTGGGTCCGCCTTTCCAAAGCCAGATTGAGTAATTATCAGCACCTTTAACACCAAAACCAGCATTTACTGCTTGACTTTCCATAGCAATAATATCTTCTTTTCTATATACTTTATCAGCATTAATCATTTTATTGCAAAATTCTCTTTGACCAGTAGCATTACCACTATAAACATATCTTGTAATAAATTGTACACCATCAATAAGTTCATCTTGTTCTGGACTTTTTGCGTTTGGTCTTGCTGTTCCTGTTGAAACAAATTCCCATATTTTAGATAATGCACTTTTGCTTTTTTTATTCTTTTCGTTTATAAAGTTAATTTCAGCATCGTATTCATCTTCTTTATCATAATCAACTTCTACTTCATCAACTAAAGTCCATTCATTACCTAAAGTTTCACCTTTAGCAATTAAAGCATCTGCAATATCTGAAGATAAACAAGTGTGTGAACTTAAACCAGTTTCTTCTTTTACTTGGTCATCTGTTTGTGCATTGTCTAATTCAGTAAATTCTAATGGTTGAATAGTTTTAAAGTATAATTTTAAACTAATATCATTGTAAAATAATATTTCATTTAATGCTTCAATAATTTCGTATTGATATGGTTTAATTACTATATTATCAAACAATAAAGTAGCAGTTTTAATTTCATCAGCATTGTTACCTAAACCACCATCACCATTTCTAATTCCTAATAACATAGGCGAAGTAACTCTATGACCTACAATTAACTTATTAAAACATTCACTACTTAAATATTCATAATGTGCTGGTGCATCTGTTAATGGTATATCATCAACTGTTGTTTTACTTTCTGCATTAGCATTAAAAGCAACAATTACTTTATCACCACGTGAACCAGTTAGTTTGTTTTTAACATCAGCTTTAATTTGGTCACGCATTTCTTCAGTTGGAATACCATTATTGAAATTGATAACTTTAGTTCCACTAAATCCATTTTTTACATCGTTTATTTGATAAACAGATATTTCTTCTTCTAATAAAGCATAATCTAAAGCACCATTATAATCAACTGGTGTATAATAGTGAAATATTGGTAAATATGGTTTAATAACCATTATTTCAATTTCATTACCATTACCAAAACCAAAAGCTGGTATTCTTTTTAATACTTCAGAAGGTTTAACTTTACTCCAATCTGCACAATAAAAGTACGCTTCTATTTCACCTTTATCATTACATTTTTCTGCTCTTAATGTATGAATAGGAAAATGCTCAACTTTAACTACTTTATTCTTTTGCTTTACTATTTGCATAGAAGCCATACCCATTAGTTTACGCTCTAAACATACCTTGCGTAACATATCAGGTTTAAATAAAGTTTTCATTTGTGCATATTCATTTGGCTTTCTTGATGCATCTAAAGCATCTAAACCTTTACCATATATCATATTTGATATTCCAGTAATAATAGCACCATTTGTAGTTGAATATAAGAACCTATCAATTAAGAATTGAAAGTAATTATTATCATCACCATACTCAATGTAACCTTGCTTTTTATTTTCTTGTATTTTAGGTGATGTATAAGCACTTAAATTTACAATAGAAATATTAGAATTATTCATAAACTATAAAATCATTAGTTGTTTGATTTGCTACATATTCATCTTTGTTAATTGTGTAATTAGCTATGACTTGATTTGTGCAAAATATTTTGTCTTTATAAACTACATCAGTATTATTTAAAATTGATAATGTATAAAAATTACCTTCTTTTAAATCAAATGCAGCAGTTGTGTATAGATAATAACCATCTATATAAAAATCAGATGATATAGTAGTACTTTCATTTGTCATTTCATTTACTAAAACTATTGATGTAGCTTTATAAGTTCTTGGAATGAATTTTAATGATTGTTCTTCTACTTGCTCTTTTAGAATTATCATTTTCTTTTTATTTAAAAATAAAAGTATATTAAAATTGTTTTAAAATAAAAAAGGGATGCATAAACACCCCTTAATTAAAAAACAAAAAAACAATTATTATGAAAAATTAATCTGTAATAATAACGTTAAAGTTAGAAGCAGATAAATCATTCAACAAGAAATTTGCTGGTACTGGTTCCATTCCTGTAAGTGTTAAAGTATAACCACTCAAATCACCCATAGCAGCTCCCGTTACAATAGTTCCACCTGTTACATCCATTCCGTGTTCTAATCCACAAAAAAAGAAATTACCATTGTTATCTTCAACAATTACTTGTGGTCTACCATAAGCCAAAAGTTTAATTTGTTTGTGGTCTACTATTGATAATTTTTTTAAAGTTAATGCCAATTCTTGTTGAAAGAATGTAGTACCATTTTCTCTAGAAGATGTAATTGTTTGAGTAAAAGATGAAGTACCTTTTAACTCATATTTGTATGCATTTACCGGAGTATCAGCATTGTTTTCTTCTATTGCATCAGTATTGTCACCAGTTCCATAAGTAACTCCACCAAGTTCACCCCAATTTACAAAGTAAACTGCTTTTAATCCACCATTGCTATCTTTGCAAGGTTCTAATCTACCTAAACTAATATCACAAGCCATATTTATATATTTTTAAAGTTAAAAAAAAGGTGGTGTTTATTGCACCACCCTTAATTTGATTAATAATTAATTATTAGTTAGCAGCGTTAGTAATACCATAAGTTGTAATATCCTCAACTATTCCGTATTGTACACCAGCAGTAAATCTCATTACAACTCTAACATTTTGGTCTCCTAAAGTTTCTGAAGTATCAATTATACGAACTTCTTGGCTATCATTTAATAAACCAGTTCCAAAGAATAAGTTAGATTTTTGAGCAGCAATAGCAACTGTTGGTGCTAAACCTTCAGCAACAAAGATTTTAATTCCATCAAAAGAAAGTGAACCATTGTTATACCATTGTGTTCCCATTGCATTAGTACCATTAGCACCTAAACCTGATGCACCAAAACCACCTAAAGCACGTACATATGCTCTTGCTGTTGCTTGTGAAACGTATAAGTATAAATCTTCTTTTCCATACAATGCAGCTGGAATTGCATCAACTAATCTTCCAAGTTCACCAATAACTGTTGAAGCAGCAGTAATTTTTGTTCCATCAGCAGCAATTTCTTGTGCAGTTGGTAAACCAGCATCTAAAGTAAGCAATCTTGTAAATCCGTTAAATTCCCCAGCATTAGCAGTTACACCAGCCCAAATATTTTGTTCTGTTTTTTGTGCAACTTTAGCAGCTACGTGAGCAATTAAGAAATCAGCAAATGAAGGTGGCAAACTATCAAATGCTGAATATCCCATTTGAATTGCTTCCCAATCGCTACGAAAATCTTTCTTGCACAAGCTCAAATTTACCTGAAATTCTTCGGGCTGTAAGATTTTTTCTGTTAAAGTTACAGTTGAAGTAGCATCAAAGTCGCAAGTTGCATCTTTTACGATAGCATCAGTAGCAACTTTTTTCATTACTTCTTTGTACTTAATATTTGGTTTTACTTCAATACCACCATTTTCGATAGTATTAGCACTTAATAATGCTGCTGATATATATTTACCTGCAAACTCACCAGCATAGGTTGTTGTAATTGATGTTGTTGTAGCCATTTTTTATTTAATTTTTATTTTTATTATTTGTTTAATTTACTCAATACTACATCAAATGTTGTAGCTTGTCTTTTTTTAGAATATAAATTCATTTTAACTTCTGATTTAGCTTCTGGATTGTGTGATAAAACTTCAATATTATCATTTGACAATTCAACTGCTTCTACTACTTCAGTTTTTGATAATTTTAATTCAGCAATTTCTGCTCTTAATTTTTCAATTTCAGAAAAGAACATTTCTTTAGTTACACTTTCAACTACTCTTTTTGGTGTAGCTACTTCAGTTGCCATTTCTTCTTCTTTTTTAGTAGTTTCTACTTCTTCTTCAACTTCAGGTGCTTCTTCTTCTGGCATTTCAATAGATGCAATAACACCTTCAACTTCTACTTTCAAAACATTACCATCTTCTAACATATATTCACCAACTGGCATTGGTACTCTTTCTTCTTCATTAACAATAAAGATTGCCATTTCTGGTTCAAATGCTTCTGCTTCAATAACAGTAACACCATCCATTAGTTTCATTTGAGCAAGTTTTACTTCCATACCCAAAAGTTCTTTAATTTGATTTACTACGTTCATATTTATTTAGTTATTTATTTAAACTATTGCTCTAATTTGTTTTATAGCACTATTAGAATTATTAATAAAAGAATCTATTCTATTAAATATAGCTATTGTTTCATTAGGTATTTCTAAACCTAAAGCAGTTGCATCACTTTTAACTTTATCTATTAATTTTTTAGATGCGTTTAATGGTTTTAAAGACTCATTATATAAAACTAATGCTCTATCTAATCCATCTGATGCATTTGTATTTAAATCTTGACCTTGTTTAGATAAAGCTATTATATCTTGTATAATACCTAATTCTACTTTTTGACTTGACAATTCTACTTTGTCAAATAACTTATTACCAATCTTTGTTACTTCTGGTGTCATCTATTTTTTATTTAAAAATTAATACTATTTATATTTGTTATAAATTAATTGTTTCTTGATGAAATTATATTTCCATTTTCATCTTTAACTACGCAAGTAGATTGTGAAACTGTTGAACCAATACCTTGATTGATTAATTCACCTTTACAACATTCTGCTGAATATGTGCTATCATCACATAAACAACCTCTTTTAGCGTCTTTTGGACTTGTGTACTTGTTTTTTCCCATTTTAAATATGTTAAACATTAGTTAATATTTGTTTTATTTTTTCAATCAATTCTTGCTCTTTACTTTCTTGTAGATTTAATTCTGCTTTTTCAGAAAAATATCCTTCAATACTTAAACCTAAATAAGTTCCATTTTTAACATCAGCCCAAACTTCATCATTATATATTTTCATAACAACAACCCAACTTCCTTCCGTTGCATTTAAATTATATAAAGCAGATTTATCAATTTTAGGATTTTCAACTATCCAACTTTCAATAGTTGTTACACCATATGTTTTTTCTTGATGTTCTAAAGTAGCATTGTTATTCTTTAATTTTTTAAAATATAATTCTGATGCTTTTCTAACTGTATCTTTTGAGAAACGAATGTTATATTCATAATCACCATTACGTCTGTAAATATCTTTTTCTGGTATTAAAGCTAAACCAATAACTATTCTTTTATCTTCATCAATAGTTTTTAATTCTACTTTGTGTTCATTTAGTGCAACCCAATTTTCTTCAATAGCTGGAAATTTAACTAAACTAATAGCATCAATCCCATCTTGAATATTTTGTTCGTCTATATCTAAATAAATAGTTTCTAACTTTTTCATTATACTTTTTTTTAAAAATTAAATTATTTATATTTTGTTTTAAATAAGTAACATTAAGTTTGTTTTTATTAGTTAATGATACTTTTAAGTAACATTATCCTAAACTTGCATTACTAACTATGTTTCTATTTAATGATTGTGCTGTTGTTACATTTTGTGCAACTACATAAGCTTGCATTGGTGTCTCTGCTTGTCTATTCATACTTTCTGCTATTTGATTTGCACCACCTTGACCAACTACATTAAATTGTGGGGGAGCTGGGGGAGCACCAACTGAAGCACCACCACCACCACCACCTCCAGGTGTTTTAACTGCTAAAATCTTTTTAACAGATGCATAACCAGAAGCTAATGCACCAGCTGCTGCAACTGCTCCTAAAGCAAGACCTACTGGTCCAGGAACTGATTGTGTCATTCCTTTAAATGCTGAAACTCCAGATTGTATTGTATCTATTGTTGCTGCTGCTACTGCTGCCGCTTTTCCCGCTCCTGTACTCTCACCTAATAAAGTTGCTGCTGTTTTAAGTCCAGATGAATACGCATCTAATGCTTTCTTTTTGGCTGCTGTTTCTTCTTCACCTATTTTAACCCTTGCATCTTTATTTGCTTTTAATAATTGTGTACGTTCTTCTTCAGATATATTAGTAGCTTCAGTAATTAATCTTTCTTGTTCTGTTAATGCTTCTAATTTTGCTTCAAAAGTTGCTTTATCATTTTCAATAATTAATTGTTCCTTTTCTAATTTCTTTTCAAATCTATATGTATCTAATTCATCTTGTGTAGTTGTTATTTGATTTTCTATTTCTTGTTTCTTTAAAGCATATTCATTTTCAGCATCTATTCTTGCTTGTGTACCTTCTTTAGTTGTATTAATTATATTTTGTAATCTTTCTAATTCTTTTGTTTCTGCAAATTCTAATGCAGATTTTTTAGCCAATAAAATAGCTTCTTCATCTTTTAATCTTTCAGCATCAAATTGTTTTTGATTTATTGCTAATTCTGTTTCTGCTTCTTGTTTGCTTTTTGTTAAATCTAAAAGTTCTTTATTAAGTGATAAATCATTTGCTTTTTGTTCTGACCTTAAACCTTCAATTTGTGCTAATACACCTTCTCTATTTGCTAAAGCATTTGTTAATGCAACTTGATTTTCTATACTATTATTTTGTTGTAGTGTAGCATTTGCAGCAGCTATTTGAGCATCAGCAGCACCAAGCATAGCTTTTTCTTGATTGTTTAAAACATTTTTTAAATCATTATTAGCTTTTATTCTATCATCAACACTATTCCTTTCTTCATCCCTAATTTGTCTTAATTTTTCTGCTTGTCTATCATATTGTTCTACTAACCTTGCTTGATTTGCTTCTGCTAATTTTGCATTATTTTGTAATTGTGTATTTGCTTTTGCTTGTTCATAAGCAGCAGAAACAGATATTTTAGAAACACCCTCTATTGTTCCTTCAACTACTGCACCTACTTCAGTTATAGCATCACCAATATTAGTTGCTACTTTCTTACCAGCTGCTACTGCATCTTTACCAACTTCAACAATATTATCTTTTGTTGCAGAAATTCTTTTATTTAATTCCTTTATTGTTTTTGGGTCTTCATCACCAAAGAAACTTTCTTCCCAAGCAAGTTTAGCTTCATCAATAGCTAAAGATATTGTGTAAAAACCTAATTTTAATGGTGTTAATGATAATGTAATTAAACCAGATATTACTGCTGATAATCCTTTAAAGCCATCACTTGATTGATTTACTTTTTCAACAACTGAAACAACAACATCAACAACTTTAGTAAATACATTTACAACAGTTCCCATAGCAGTTGCCATTGTATCAGCAACCTTTTGATTGCTCATAAATATTTCTTTCAATGTACCCATAGCACTAATCACAAGACCAATACCCATAGCTTTAATTGCTAATCCTACACCTTTAAAACCATCAGCTAAAGTCTTTGTACTTTTCTCAACTTCATCTGTACTTTTACCAACTTTTTTTACTTCATCAGTTGTATTATCTAAATTTTTATTTAAAGATTTAATTTCTTTAGTTACATCATCAATGTTACTATTTATCTTTAAATTTATTTCTTTGTTTTCCATTCTCTTTTTATTTGTTTAAATGTTCTTGACCAAGTTGTTGGTAGTTCATACTTACCTTTAGCTATTTCTATTGTTTCAGATTGCCCGTAATGCTCATCTAATTGTAGCATTTCTAATATTAACTTTATCATATTGCAGTTTGTGTTATAAATATATATTGAGTATTTACTGTTGCTCCGTTTCTTTTATATTCTAATACAATTCCACCCAACCTATCTACTGCTGTTGCGTTTGCTGGCACTGTAACTTTTAATGTTACATCAGTTTTATTATTGCTTGTGTGAGTATATGATAAAAAGTCTGTTGATGCTTTAATATCAAAACTTTCAAAATCATTTAAATATATTTCAATATCTAAAATCAATTCTTCTTTGTCTGTTTGTATATTTTCAAAACTTGCAAATCTATAACCAACTGAATCTGCTGCATCAGCACCTCTATAATCTGTTATCAATTCAAATGATGCTTCTTTTGTTGTTAAATCAGTAGTAAATGAATTTATAATATATCTTTTATCCCTAATAACTAATCTATCATTTAAAGCAATTCCTAATGTATTACCAGAACTATCAATAACATTACTTGCTAATAAACTTGTAGGTAATAATGCTTTTACTTTTAATACCCTTGTTTTAACATTATAAAGATTATCAACATAGTTTTTATAGTGTCTGAAATATAATCCTTGTGGTGCTAATGTGTTATACCAACTTGATTGTTCATTTCCAAAATTCATAGTCATTAAATGCGAATGTGTTGCATCTGTTGGTAAACTATCATACTCATTTGAAAATCTTTGATAATTAGTTATTGTTGTTGCTGCTCCAGATGAATTACTTACATAAATCCTATCTACACCACCTAATGTCCCAACTAAACCATTACAATAAATCAGCATAGGTTTTGGTGTATATGGATTATTATCTTTATTTACTAATGTAGCAGTTTGAAATAATTTACCTTGAGTTGGAACTTCAAATAATACATTCTCAAAAGGTAGTTTAATATCATAAGTTGATGTTTCATTTACACTTGGACTTTTATATATTAAATCACCATAATTTTGTTGGTATAATCCTGCATAAGCATTATTTAATACGTTTTCACTTTTTTCATAAGTAAAATTCATAGTCTTAAATAATTTTGGCTTATCAACGCTTAATTCATCACTATAAACATATTCAGTTATATCAGTTATTTTACCAGCATTATACCACATTTCTAATGGCAGAAATTCATAAGTATTATTTGGTTTTGGAATAATCATTAAATTAAATGCCTTTATTAAACCAGTAATAAAATCTACAATTTTCATATCTGGCATAAAATTGCCTATTGGAATAAAAGTGTTTGTAGTATTATTACCAATAACAAATGTTGTAGTTTCTAGTGAACTTATAACTCTAGTTATTCTATGTATTCTAGTCTCTTTTTTAGTTAAACTTAATTCAAAAGTAAATGATAAAGAACTAACTGAACTTATTTTAAATGTATAAGAATGTACTGGACCAGTACCATATGCGCCTATAAGATAGTCAACAAAAGCGCCATTATTCCCTATTAATTCATAAGTAGAAAAAAGTATTCCGTCTCTATAAACATAAAGTGTATAAGGAATTATTGCACTTGATGGAGTAAAAAATATACCAATTCTTTGACTTTTTGTTGTTACTTCATACGTTGTTGTATTACTATCAAATGTCCAGTTTGAAATCGTAAGTGTATCAGTTACAAAATTCATTTCTGGCATTGGTGCAGAAAGTGGTTTTAATCCAGTAAAATTTAATAGTAACGGCTCACTTTTAAAAGTTAGTTTTTCCGATGGTTTTAAATACAAAAACAGTTTTGTCCATTGGTCTAAATTAAAAAAACTTCCAGTAAATGTTATTCCATATTTTGCTTGTATTCTAGCAAATATATCTGAAACTTTTATTGCTGGAAATAACTCATTCCATATTATTGCACCAGCTAAAGTTGTAATATCTTCTGCTGGTCTTAATGGGTCTTGATAATAATACTTTTTTTTATTTCCTATTAATGGGTATTTAACACCAGAAACTTCAGTTGATATTCTTGTTTTTACATTTGCACTTGTGTACTCGTGATTGAAACTTGAAAAATCTAAACTTTGTAATTTATCATCACCAAAATTATCACGTAATTGTGTTAAGTTACCATAGAATGTAAGTGTATAACTTTCAACATAACCATTCTTTTTATTTGCTTTTTCTAATTGAACATTACCATTCCTAAATCTTACTGTATCAATTTCTAAAAATGCATTGTATCTTATTCTTGCATCATAACCATCATCAACTTCACTTTCATACCAATGTGAAAAAATAGCATTATTTGTAGATGATGCTGGAATAGTAAATGATTGTGAATAATCTGTAAATAGTTTACCAATATCTGAATAGTTTTGTATTGAAGATGTTACTGAAACTTTTTCATCATTAAACATTTCAACTCTTTCATAAGGAAAATCAACTATTTGATATACAGTAGTTTCATCTGGATAAAAATCAGGAATATCTACTGGTGCAGATGGGTCTGAAAAATATAAAATTATAGCATCATTTGAATGTATTTTTAATAATCTTCCAGCACCACTTCCAGAAACCACATAAAAATAATAATTTTCCCATTGATTGCTAACCCAAGATTTTGTTACATCAGTAATAAGATAACTTGCAGAATAATAACTATTAACACCATTATCAAATACTTTTGTTTTCTGAATATATAACTCCATTATATTACATTATTAATTTGATTGTAATTGTATTCAAACTCTATTTCGTAATTAATCATTTTATCCTGTAAAGAAGTTTTTAAATTAGTTTTCATTGTTTTTAATTTAACTGAATTATATGTTTCTTCTTCATAGTCATATAATAATATAGTTTCTGAAATCATTAAATCTTTTATTAGTTCATTATAATATTCTTCAACCCAACCTGTATTTAATTTTATAGATTGTTTAGCTTCATAATTAAATGCCTTTCCTTCACCTCTTATTGGATTATAGTTTACATCATCTGGTAATAATTGATATTCTTTATTTTTAACTTCCCAATCTTCAGTTCTTGCTTTAAAGAATGTAATAAAATCCCAAGCACCTAATTTGTTTATATAGTTTACTCTTATAGGTTTATATTTTGTTTCACATTCTGTTTTAAAAATATAAGTTGCTATAACTGTATCATTTTTTAATATTTCTATTTTATTACCTTCTGTGTAATATATACCACCTAAACTAATAGGAATAGAAAATAAATATTCTTCTTCAGGTTCACCACTTAAAATTAATTCATCAGATACAGTAGGTGATGCATCAAAATTAGAATACCTTACTATATATTCATCAGCATCATTTGTATAATCAATAAAAAAAGTTAGATATTGATAAACACCAATTTCACTATCAAAATATTTATAAACTTTATTCTGTTGAAATAAATTCATTGGAATAAATGTATCATCTATTGAATTATTATAACCATCAAAATAATTTGTATATCCATTTGCAGCTACATAAGTTGTAGTGTCTAATAAAGTTGGTGATGCATTGTTAGGCGTAGTTGAATAATATCTTTTAACTTTAACATAACACCAATTATTACTTTCTTCTTGTGCTGGTGTAGTTGTAAATATTGGATTTGTTATATCAATAAATTCTTTAGCATAATTAGATATATTGTAAATGTTTTTAGTAACTGATACTGATGCTGCTTTTTTGCTTAAAGTATATGTAGCTGTTGCTGGTTCAGTTTCACCTTTATGCCATATAAATAATTCAATCTTGCTTTCAACTTGACTTGCTTCATCTACTTCTATAAAGTATGGACTTCTTACAAATATTACTTCCATTTTATTTTCTTGTTATTGTGTAATCTATTAATGTTTCTATATCGTCTCCAAATGCTTTTATTAAATCTGTATCTATGTATTTCTTATATCCATCTTCAAATGGTTTAGTAAAAAATAAAGAAGGTTTAATTCCCCTTGCCCATACATTCTTTGCTATAATATAACCTATTGATTTATAATTACCTTTTTTAAATTTTCCTTTTGCATCTCTAAATCTTATGTTTCTAAACTTTGCCCATTGTTCAAATGGTGCTGATGGTATTCTTCTTTTAAATTTAAATCTACTATTAGGTGCTTGTTGTCCTTTTATCTTTGCATTCTTTGATACTTGTGTTGGGTCTGCACCTTTAACACCTTCATCTTGATAAAAGCCATAATCAGGCATACTAAAGCCTAATAAGAAATAATTATTTTCAAATAGTATTTCACCTTTGATATTATTATAAAGTTCTTTAGAAACGTTCTTATTGCCTTTAGATAAATTACTTCTTGCCTGTTGAATAACATATTTTTTATATGCTTCTAAAACTTCTTTAGTAGATGTTAAATTATTAGCATTCATTTTCACAACTTGTCATTTCATTAGCAACCATAACATCAAATGTAACTGTCCATCCAGCTATCTTGTTTTCAAATCTATCTACAAATGGTTCACAATTTGGCGTACCACTTAATTCATATCCTTCATCCATTAATGCACCTCTTCTTAATACTTCTAATAGTCTATTAATAACCATTAGTTGTGTATGAAGCACATCTTGTTCATTATCATTTGTTAAAAATTGGTCTGTTTGTTCAGTCTTACTAAAGTCTACAACATCCATACATAGAACTGATATATTAAATACCCAAGTGTTACCATTGTACGTTGCATTGTTTACAATAATATGTGACAAAGGAAATATAGTTTGCTTGTTTAAATCTATTTCAAATATATCACCAGAAGAAACTGTATTAACAAATATATCTTTATATAGTTGGTCTTTAATTGCTGTTGTTACCTGATAAAATCCTTTCATTATTTATTTCTTATTAATTCAATTTCTATTTGGTTCTTTTCTTTCTCAAACGTTAAAAATGTTAATGCAACTGATAATCTAATTCTGGAAACATCTTCAAACCTTCTAACATCTCCTTGAGCAAGAGCATAGAATGATGAATACCAACCCCATTTACTTCCAAATTGTGATTGTTTACTATATTCTGAAACTCCTGATTGTTCTCCAAATAATGTATCGTAGACTTCAGTAATTCGTTGCCTAAATTGTAAAAAAAAACCACAGCACCTAATGCTACATCAACTGGCATAAACTTCATAGCATCACAATAAGTATAGCTACCATTGTATTCTTCAATCTGATATTTATCTTTTAACTTCTTTGTAATTGGTCTATACAATACCGCCATTGCATTGTGCATCTTATCCCAATCAGTTATGTATTTATCTAAATCAGTATATTCACCTAATGTAATTTCATCAAGGTTAGTTATAAAACCAAATTCAGTATTACCTAATTTAAAAGTTCTTTTTAAATCATATTTTTGCGTGAATAGATTTGATAAATTAGTTGTTATTTCATTTACATCTTTGTAGCTTATTTTAGCAGCATCTTTTAAATCTATACCACAAAATATTTCTACCATTTTATGTTGAACAAAATCACTATCAGGATTATCTTTAGCAATAGATAAAAACTTTTGATATTGCTCTAATGTTATTTCTTCTAAACTTGTTGGTATTGTAATTTGTAATTTCATTGTTTTTTATTTAAAAATAAAATAAAGTCTAAATTGTATTAAACAAAAAAAGACAACCATTTCTGATTGCCTTTCTTTCCCACAATTATAAACCTAACCTAAACCAATTCTTCTACACTTTCTATTTTTCTATGTACTATATTCATATCATAGAATTTTTTTTGTGCATCTATTTCATTATAAGCATAGATTATTAATTCTACATCTGTGCTTTCATCATTACGTTCTGTCCAATAAGTTATTAAATACTTTGTCATATATGTGTTCATTTGTTTTTTATTTGATACAAATATAACTATATTGTTTTAAATAAAATACATTTTAACTTTTCTTTAACTATCAAAGTTTTCATCATATATCATTCCAATATGCAAATCAATTAATGCTAAAGACTTTCTTCTAATTTCTTTAATCTTAAACGCATCTTCTTTACTTATCATTCCTGTATCAAAACCTTCAACTGAATTTAATGCTTGATTGCACATTGATATAATTTCATATCTTGTATCTGCTGCTTCAAACTCCATATTTTCAAATATATCTTCTTCTTCTTTCATTACCTTTTGTGTAAAGATAAACCCTAATTTTAATACTTATGTTACTATAAAAGGTAAGCACTTGCTACATTATACATTTGTTGCATCTTTTTTATTTCACCTATGTTTCTTGGTAAATTAATTTGTACTTCTACACCTTTAACGTGATGTATATAACATTGTATTGCTGCTATTATTTGTCCGTAGCTCATTAGTAAATAAAATAGTTTCCTTTATGTGGATTTTCTAATTGACTTGTCATAGCATATCGCATAGCATCTATTGCGTGATTGTAAGCATCAATAGGTCTATTCATTTTTATTCCTGTCTTATCAGTTTGCCAAATGTAGTTTCTTAATTCATTAATTAAGTTCTTGCTTCTTGATGTAACATAAACTTTATTCTGATTAATTAAATTAAGACCAAATAAGATACTATCTTTTCCTTTAGTAACTGGTAATACATTATGACCATAACTATTCAATTCAGCTATTGATTTAGGTTCAGCACTATCAGCGTAAACAATTTCGTTTACATTATTTGCTTTTAATAGATTTGATATTTCACTATTTAATAATCCTTTCTTATAAATAACCTCGTCAAATATATATGCATCATTATATTTATACATTGTTACTAAACTTGTTGGGTCATTTGAATATCCAAAGTCCATTCCGTAACATAATATTCTTGCATCTGCTGGTAAATCTATTTCTTGCCAATCAGTAATACATACACCTTCTAAAGAACCTGTTTGACCTAATCCATATACTTGCCACCAGTTTGCCCAATATGTTGATGTTAATGCTTTTACTTTTGCTGCTTCTATTTCATTTATAATAGTTTCACTTAATGCTTCATTGTCTAAATAAGTTAATGTAATAAAATCAACATCTGATTGTGTTAATATTTCTTTATCTACCCAAAATGCTGATGTAGGATTATAATCCAACCATATATCACCAGATGTTCTAATTGCTAATTGATAGTAACTTTCAAAATCTATATTGTTGCACTCATTAACATATAATATGTTTCTTCTTGCACCTCTTAATTTGTCTGGCTGGTCAACACTAAAAAACTCTATGTAACTTCCGTTTGTAAAAGTATATTTTAAAGTAGACTTATTAAATTGTTCATCATTATATCTACCAAGTGCCATTATAATTTTTAAGAAGTCTTTTAATGCACCCCTTCTTAAATGTGGTATGCTTTCAGATACAACACTAATTTCTAAATTAGGTTCTTTAATTGCTTTGTCAATTAATAAAGGTAGAATACCAAATGTTTTACCAGCTGATGTTCCACCTCTAATAACTTTAATACGTTGCTTTAAACGTAATAACTTTCTAATTGCAGTAGTAAGTATAAACTCCATAAGATAGTGCTTTAAACTTCATCTAAATCAATATTAAATATAGGTTGCTCATTACTTACAGTTATATCTTTTGTTTCTCTTGGTTTACCAGCATAGTAATTATAAAATAATTGAGTGAATTTAAAATCACCAGCATCTAATCCAGCTTCTAATGCTTTAAATGCTTTTTCTTCTAATGGCTTTAATCTTTCAATTAGTTTTATTTCTTCTGCTTTTGATGGTCTACCAGCACCATCTCTTTTGCCACCATAGTTATTGTTATTCATCTTGATATAATTTGTTTATTCAATTTAAAAATAATAGTTTTTATTTATTGTTTATTCTTTATATCCTTCTTTCAATCTCATATAGTTTTTTGCTCTTTCTTTTGCTTCATATAGTTTTGCTAATTCAATAGCTATTTGTTTCCATTCATCTAAACCTTGTTTAATATAACCACTAACTACAAATCTATTATATGCTTTTGTGTATTTATTAAATAATATATATGCTCTTTGTTCTGGTGTCATAATCCTTTTTCTTTTTTATATATTTCTAATAGTTCTTTCATTTTATATCTACTGACAAATCCATCAATAGTATACGTTTCTCCAATTTCTGTATCATCAAAGAAGTCTACTCTTTTTTTAATACACCACGCTGCAAATCCAATAGCAAATTCATCTGCTACTTGTTCACATTCAATTTCCCATTCAATAGGTGAAGATTGACCTATAATATTATCAAACTTTTCTTTTAGTGTCATAGTTTCTCGATTTCGTGTTTAACATTAATCCAATATTTTTGTCTAACATTTGGAACTTCAAATTGTGTTTCATATATCAATTCATCAACTGCAATTAATGCACATTGTTTAGCAAAACTTATAGGTACATATAAATGTTTACCTAAATTATAATATAATAAAGTTATTTCTTCTGCTTTTTCTCTTGGTGTCATAATTTTTCTATTTCTTGTTTAACTTCTTGCCAATAATAAAATTGATTATCGGTTGTATCTTGTGAGTGTGAATAAATTAGTTCATCAACTGCTATTAAAGCAGATTGTTTTAATTGATTATCAAATACAATAGGATTACCAAAATCTTTGTTTAATAAATCATCATACTTACTGTATAATTCATTTGCTTTTTCTTGTGGTGTCATAAGTTCACTTGTATTTTCATTACTGGACAACTCATTTTATGGTTATCATTTTCTAAATTACAATATTTACATTTACCATTTGCCAAAAACATATTACAGTTATCTGCATCACTTTCTCTATTGAACATTGCATAAGATTGCCAATATTCTGATGCTGGTGCTGTAAATCTATAACAGTATTCTTTTGATGGGCATAATGCATCATTACATTTTGCTATATCTGCCATAACTTTATATCTATAATTATTAATACTAATGCTATTGATATTTCATTTTTACCAATTACAATTCCTAAACTAAATCTGTCTGTGTAGTTTGTTTCTATTCTCATCTTATTAAAGTTTAATGTTTTTATTCATTTTATATAATGCTTGTAGTCTTTCTGTAATTATTTGCCATTGTTCTGTTCCTTCTGTTTCTATTAGTAATTGTTGTATGTTGTTTACTATGTTGTAATTGTTTCTTGGTTTTTCTAAGTTAGTAATCGTTTCTTGCAAGTTTTCTATTTCTTCAGTTAGTTTCATTACATCTAATTGTAAACTTTGTATATATTCATCTTTACTCATATCTAATATATGTTCTGGTGATGCATAATTTAATCTTTGCAATATTTGTTTCCTAAATAGTTTTAGTGTTGGATTAAATTGTTCAAACATATCATAGTTCTTTAATGAATGTAATACAGTTGCGTGGTCTTTTCCTACTGAAGCACCAATAGACTTTAATGACTTTTTTTTATCTATTTGCTTTAATACTTTATAATAGATTGCACGTGCTTCTATTGTTTCTCTTTTACGTGTTACTTCATTTATATCTACACCTGTTATTTCTTGTATTGCTTTTTTTAATTGTAATGTTATTTGCGTTTCCATCTTATTTTTATCTTTTGTTTTTTACTTTGTTTTATTAATTCTGTTAGTATATTAAATAATACTATTTCTAATGCTAAATGTATACCTTGGCATTCTTCATATAATTCTTCTGCTTCATATTCTTTTAATATAAACCTTATTTGTTCAATAGTCATTCCTTGTTCTATTTCATATAAGGTAATATTATAATGTTCTGTTGCTATATCATTCATAATTTACACACAATAATTCTTTTTTTGGAAATGTACCTATGTATCTATGTCCTGAAATCCATTGATTTAATTGTTCATCTTTATTTACATATAACATTTTGCTATTTTTTAAATCTAAAAAGTCAATAGCTAATTTTTCATTTCCAATTATTACTTTAAATGGTACAACTATAACATAAGGTTCTTTAACATATTTATGATATTCAAATAAATAATTTTTCTTAATTCTATTTAAATTATCTTTTAAATTCACATCACAAGAATATTCTCTTGCTTGATTAAATGTTAATTTTTTTCCTGTAAATGTATTGTCATCTGAAATGGTTTTTATTTCGGCAGTTATATTTACAAATTCATCTGCAAATTTAAAATCAATATCACCAAGATATAAATTCATTTTACCATTAAAATATTGACTGATTTTATCATCAAAAAATAAGTTTGTTTGATTTTTCATAATTTTATTTAATTCCTAATATTAATATATCGTTTATATCGTAAATAGATATGTCTGTTATGTATGTAATTGTTTTTATAATACTTTCATTAGTGTCTAAATTAACTAACGTTAAATCGTCTCCTATTAAATAATTTCTATTATTTCGTCTTATTTCAAATGTTTTTATTCCTGTTTTTATATCATTGAAATATTTGTTTTGTATGTATAAAATGTGGTTCATTTAATTAATTTGTTCATTTATAATATCAAAAATATTAATTTGATTTTGCGCT